GTAAAAATAATATATCTAGTGCATTGGGTAGTCCTTTTATTGGAACAGATAAATTTGGTACAACTAAAACAAAAATAGAAACATTAAAAAATGTATTAGTGGAGACAATTAATTCTAAAAATGTTTCAGCAACATCATCTGAAACATTTACTAATTTGATTGAAAAAGTTAACTGGGTTTTTCAATCAATAGAAATTTTTTCTTTAAAAAATAGAATTCAGGCTACAATTGTAAACACTCCTAGCATCGTTTACAATGAAGTATCTAGTATAAAAGGACATTAAGATTCACAGGCGAACTTAACGTCTAAAATGCGTGCTGATTATGCAACAGCAAAAATAGAGATACTATGTGGAAACCGAAAAGAATACTTTTATGTTACTGACGATACTCCTAGTGCATCTTCTTCTTTTGTAAGATTTACAAAAGATATTATTGTTGAGAATGGCATGGATATAAAAGTACAAATATTATTAACATCTGTAGGAGCAGGAAATTTAGATGGTTCATATGCAGCTCGTGCAGAAATAGAAAAATTAACAATATTAAGGTAGGAATAAATTATGAAAAAACAAGTATATTATAATTCTTTAGATGAAAAAGAAAAAATAATTAGTGAAAACTCTAATTTATATGTTATAGAAATATATGAAACTTTAAATGAAAATTATTTAGTGTTATCAAGTAGTCCAATACAAGATGAAAAACTTAGTTATGAAGAATTAGAAAATGAATTATTAATTATGACTAATGAATTACAAGGAGGATTGTTATAATGAATATAAATAATGTTGTGGTAAGAATATTAGCAGAAAGAATATTAAATGGAGGGTTAAACCCTTTGAAAAATAGAGAGTTTCAACTTGATGATGTAACTAACACAGAATACAGAAAAGCAGTAGAGGATTATATTATAAAAAATAGTGGAGTAGTAGAAGGAATAGAACCAACAGCGTAGTAGGTTCTTTTTTTTATTGAAAGAAGGTGACTAAATGACTTTTAAAGAGTTAGTTAATAAAGTTAGAAATCTTGTATTAGAAGCAAAGAATGTAACTATAGAAGATACAGAAAGTAAATTTACAAGTGAAAATGTAGAAGGAGCATTGAAAGAATGTATAGATAGAGCAGATGAGGCTTTTCAAGAAGCCGATAGTGGAAAAACACTTTTATCAACTGCTATCGGCTCTCCTGCTACATCAGAACAAACATTTCAAGATTATGCGAACTATATTACAGGATTTAAGAGCAATATAAGCAATTTAGAAACTCAATTGAAAAGCAAATATTCTATTAGATATGGTCCTATTGATGGATATGATGGTAATCCTTTTTCTGCTAATTTTGGCAAGAGTGCAAGTTACCTTATTGTCTATGTTTACTTTAGAAGAAGTGTATATTATTATAATCCCAGTGGTAGTTCTTTAGGAAGTAATACAGGAGGTTCTGAACGTGCATGGATTACTATAGACAGCAATAAAACTGGTTTTTCAGTTCATTCATATGATACTAGTTATGAGCCATATCCTTTTACAGGTTATTATATTGCTTGTTTCGCATAATAAATTATATTATTAAAACTAGGAGGATGTATGGAAGAAATTAGCATAAATCTATTATGTGCAGTTGCAGGAGTTGTAATATCCTACTTAGCATTTAGAAATAGCTCAAACAGAAAGATACAAGATGATACAGAAACAACTACAAAATTAGAACAACAAATAACTTTTCTGTGTGAGAATGTAAGAGATATAAAGCATGATGTAGCAAAGTTTAATACAAGTTTCTTAGATATCAGTGAACGAGTTGCAAAAGTAGAAGCAAGTACAAAACAAGCACATCTTAGAATTGATGAAATTATAAATAGAATTGGAGGAAAATAAAAGATGGATAATTTAATAAGTTTTATACCAGAGCAGTTACTAATTTTAGTAGCTGCTCTTTATGTTATAGGAGCAGGTTGCAAAAAATATAAACAATTAGATAATAAATACATTCCAGTAGTGTTATTGATACTTGGAATAGGTTTCTCAATATGGATGCTAGGATTAAATCCTGTTGCAGTCTTACAAGGTGTAATTTGTTGGGGAGTTGCAATAGGTGTAAATCAAACTTACAAACAGTTTAAGGATGGTGAAAAGTAATGAAATTAACAAAAATATTATTACTCACAAAAATTTAAAAAATTTCATTAAATAGAGTATACTTTTATAGCTAATAAGTATATAATAATAGTACAGAACTCGTAAAGCATTTATATGCTCAAATATACGGGACATTGATTTTTGAAGGAACCCGCCAAGCTTCTTTTATAGCTCAAATAGTCGGGACAGATAAATTTACCCACTAATATTAATTGGTGGGTTTTATTATATAAAAGTATATCTATGAAAAGGTGAAAACAATGGTTGAAGTAAAAGAAGAAAAAACATTTGATGAACAAATAGATATTTTAAAAAGTAGAGGATTAATAATAAATGATAAAGAAGATGCTAAATTTGTATTAAGTAATGTCAATTATTATAGGTTTACAGCATATCTTCTAAGTTTTAAGAATGATGATGGCTCATATAAAGAAGGAACTACGTTTGAAGAAGTTTATGATATATATAGGTTTAATAAGGAATTTAGGATATTATTAACAGATTTGTTAGGGAGCATAGAAATAGCATTTAGGACATACATTGCATATACATTAGCAATTAAACATGGTGCTTGTGGATATCTATAAAGGGAGAGTTTCAAAGATGAAAAATTCTATATTAATTTTTTGACAGCATTAGAGAGAGAAAAAAATAATAATTCAGATAAGCTTTTTATTATACACCATAAAGAAAAATATAAAGGAAAACTTCCCATTTGGGTTGCAACGGAAATAATGACTTTTGGTATGTTGTAAAAATTATATTCAAACATGTTGCCAGAAGATACTAGATACATAAAAAATAATTTGTGTAGAGTGAATACTTTATTAGTTAAATCTTGGTTACAATCATTAACACAGGTCAGAAATCAATGCGCTCATTATGGTAGAATATATAATAATAATTTCCGTATTATAACAATAAAAAACGAATATAAAAAGTATAACTTGGATAATAAAAAGATATTTTCTTATATACTTGCTATGAAGCATTTGACTATGGATAAATTAATTTGGAATAGTTTTTTTATAAAACTTCAAAAGTTAATTAATGATTATAATAATTCTATAGACTTAAAGCTTATTGGTTTTCCTAATAATTGGATAGAGATATTGGCTAAATAAAATAGTTACTTTAAGAAGTTTATAAACACTTACTATATGTAAGTGTTTTTTTATTGAAAAGAAGGAGGAAAATAAATAATGAAAATATGTATTACAGTAGGACACAGTATTTTAAAAAGTGGTGCATGCACTTCTGCTGATGGAGTAGTTAACGATACAATACAATAAATCTCTTGCCCAGTTTAGCAGATAATTTAAAAAGAAGGTCATAAGGCAGATGTAATAATATGCCCGAAAAGCAGTTCAAAACTAAGGACGAGGAAAAGACTTATAAAATACCTAGAGTTAATAGTGGAGGATATGACTTACTTATAGAGTTGCATTTAAATTCAAGTGGTGTAGGAGCTTTTGGAACAGAATTATTTTACTATAGTGAAAAAGGGAAGGAATATGCGCAGAGGGTGGTAGATAAACTGTCTAAACCTTTCATAAGAAAAAAAGGAGATAAAGAAGTAGGTAATAGAGGTGCTAAATTAGATAAAAGTTTATATATTTTAAATAGTTCTAAACCTACTGCAATACTAATTGAAAGTTTCTTCTGTGATAATAAAGAAGATTATGAGAAAGCTAAGAAACTAGGTCATGAAGGTATTGCTAAGTTAATTGTAGAAGGTGTATTAAATAAAAGTATAAATAATGAGGGAGTTAAACAGATGTACAAACATACTATAGTATACAGTGGCGATGATAAAGTATCAGCAGACATTTTAGGATTATATTATAAAAGAGAAAAAGAAAGTTACTTAGTAACAGATATAAAAGACTATAAACCACATAGAACACAAAATCTATATGTAATCGGTGGAGTAACTTGTAATAAAATGAAGGAAATGAGTAAGACTACAGGAGAAAAATTTACTCAACTATATGGTAATGATGTATGGTCAACAATGGATAAAGCTATAGAATTTGTAAAAGATAAATTATAGAATTGATATACACTAAAATAGGTAATACGAATTTTATATAAGATTCTTCTTACCTATTTTAATGGGTTAAATTTTATACTAAATCACACTCGCACAACAAAATCATTATTCTATGAAGGCAAGATTCTACAATATCTTCTCCATATTTTTTAATGAAATCATCAAGCTGAGTCTCTATGAATGAACAATATTCTTTTAAATTAGCAATATATGCAGTCATTATATGAATACATTCATCAATCATATCATTAAACACAAACCATCACCCCTAGAAAACGAAAAATAAAAAATATTCAGTAAATTATGCATATTATATTATCTAAAATCTTATCTAGATAATACTTTTTTAAAAAATATTTTACAAGTAGATATGCGAAACTAGGCATTATAACTGCAAAACTAGTTATATTTATTAATTTTATAGCCAAAGAGAAGTACACAGCAATAAAGGGAAATGATAGATTTGATACTCTTTACAAAGCATTAGATTTTATTGATAGATAGATTAGAAGGTAGCAACTAGTTAGTTGTTACCTTCTTTTTTAATTATTAGTTTTTACAGAGTTATATACTTCTCTCTAATTAGATAATAAGATATTATTGTTACAATTGATACTAATATTACTGATATTATTGCAGTATCAAGTCTTCTTATTAATAAACCCATTATTATATATTCTAAACCTATTAAATAGTCATAAAATATTTCTAGTTTAGTAGCTTTTACTCTATTTATATTTCCATACTTTAATTCTAATTTATCTAAATATTTTTTCCTGCAATAATTAGTATTACGTTTAATTAAATATCTTATTGTAGTTCCTATAGTAAATGTTATTCCATAACTTAAAAATATAATGCTCCAAGAATTCATAATAGATACCTCCTCTATAATATAATCGCCAGTACATATTAGATATACTTTTATTAATCAAAGTATATCAGCAACACAAGTATAAAGAGTATCTAAAATATTACAAATATTAACAGGATACATAAAACTATAGTATAACCTGTAATAATAAAACGAACGAAAATTATCATACTAAAACATAAGACATGTTATAATTGTATCAGATAAATATTTGAATATACACTAAAAGTACTCTTTTTATAAGAGTGCTTATTTTTTGAAATTCATCAACATATAAACATCAAGAACCTTACTCAACACACCTTAAAATCGATTTAAATAGTTCTTTTTGACAACATAATTTATATAATATAATAAAAAATAGAAGTGTACTGCCAATACACTTCTATAGTTGTAACTAAGCATTCTCTTGAGGGGGAGTGCTTTTTTCATTTCTCCAAACAATACTATTTCCTTCATCAATAATTATCAAGTCAATTTCAATATCTTTCAAAATCTCTGTTGCAGTACAAATGAGATTATCTAAGTCGAAACTTCGAGTTATCTCTAGTTGTTTGTTATTTACTTCTCT